ATGACTACGCCGCGTAACCAGCGCCGGGTGCCGGGCCCGGTCGAGGCCGCCACCCGGCGGGACATCCGCGCGCTGGTCACCGCGCACCCCGTGGGCGACGCGATCGAGGCGATGTGCCTGCACCTGGCCGCGCACCTGGATGCGGGAGCGGGGCTGGCCACCGCCGCGGTTAACCGGGAGCTGCGCGCTAACCTGCTCGAGCTTGCGAGGCTGGCTGTTGACGACGATGACGAGCTCGACGCTGAGCTGTCCGCCGCTGTGCCCCCCGAGGTACGCGACCCCGAGGACCCCTGACCGGGCGACCCTCGGGCCCGGCATCGGCCGGGCCGCGGCGAAGCTCGGCAAGCCGTTCATGCCGCACCAGCAGCTGATCGCCGACGTGCTCGGCGAGATCGACCCGCGGACCGGGCGGCTGGCGTACTCCGAGGGCGGCGTGACGATACCGCGCCAGTCCGGTAAGTCCGTGCTGGTGGAGGCCAAGTTCTGCCACCGCGGCACCGCCGGGCAGTTCTACGGGCCCAGGCAGAAGATGGTATACACCGCGCAGACCCGGCTCAAGGCCAGGGAGAAGCTCGAAGAGGACTTCATCCCGGACCTGGAGGCGGCCGCCGCGTGGCGGGGCCGGTTCTGGACCCGGATGGCCAACGGCAACGAGCACGTCCGGTTCGCCAACGGGTCCCGGCTCGGCCTGGAGGCTGCCACCGAGAAGGCCGGGCACGGGTCCACCCTGGACGAGGCGTACCTGGACGAGGCGTTCGCGCACCAGGACTTCCGGCTCGAGCAGGCCCTCGGCCCGGCCATGATCACCCGCGCCAATAAGCTGCTGATGTGGATCTCCACCGCGGGCTGGCTGGGCGGCTCGCCGTACCTGGAGGCGAAAGTGGCCGCGGGCCGCCGCGCCACTGAGCAGGGACGCACGTCCGGGCTGGCGTATTTCGAGTGGGCCGCGGACAAGGACGCGGATCCCGGCGACGAGACGGTGTGGTGGTCGTGCATGCCCGCGCTGGGCCGCACCATCAGCGTGGAGGCGATCCGGGCCGAGTACGTCAAGGCGCTGGACCAGGGCACGCTGAACGAGTTCCGCCGGGCCTACCTGAACCAGTGGGTGCCGAAGGACGTGCCGGACACCTGGGCGGTGATCGGCGAGCATGCCTGGCGCGCCCTCGCTGACCCGGAGTCCGAGCCGCGGCCCGGCGAGCTGGTGCTGTCCGCGGCGTTCGCGCACGACCAGTCCCGGGCCGCCTGCGCGGTAGCGGGCTGGCGGGACGACGGGCTGCTGCACGTCGAGGTGGCCGACTGCCGGCCGGGCACCGCGTGGGCGGCGCCCTGGCTGGCGGACCGGTGGGAGCGGCACCGCCCGCTGGCCGTCGTGGTGGACGGCAGGAGCCACGAGGGCACCGTGATCAAGACGCTGGAGGCGGCCGGGGTCACCGTGCTGCAGCCCGGCACCGCGGGCGTCGCCGAGGCGTACGCGGACTTCACCGAGGACGTGCTGGACGACAGGGCGCTGCGGCACCGCGGCCAGAAGGACCTGGACGACGCGGTCGCCGCCGCGGTCACCCGGGACATCGGCGACAGCGGCAAGGCGTGGGGGAGGCGCAGGTCCGGCGGCGACATCAGCCCCCTGGTGGCGGTGACCAACGCGGCCTGGGGGCTGCGCAAGCTGAAGGCCGAGGGGCACGGCGACCCCGGCGCCTGGCTGATCTGAGGAGGACCCGGTGATGCGGACGCTGCTCGGCCGCGGGACCGTGACCGGCGAGGTGGACGGCGGGGACGGCGTGACGTTCGGCGTCGGGCAGCACGGCGAGCTGATCGCGGTCCGCACCTCGGACGCGCGGGACTGGGTGCCCGCGCTGCTCGCGCTGGCCGCGCAGGGCCGGGTGCTCATCCGGTGATCTGCGGCGAGTGCCGCGTGGCCGGGCACCCGCTGTGCCCCGGCGGCACCTGGTGCGACTGCCAGCACCAGCCCCGCGGCGGGCCGCTGGTGATCGCGGGGCATGACGTTCGCCAATGTGATGACAGAACCGCCCGGCAGTGCTAGCATCTCCTCAGAAGGTGACACGTGACATGCGCTGAGGAGATGATCATGGTGGAGCCGCTGCGGAACCTGGACCGGCCGAACGCGTTCGGCGAGCTGACCGAGCCCGGCCCCCACGAGACCTGGGACGAACTGGCCCGCTGCTCGGTAGAGCACGACGACGTGCGTCCCGCCCGGAAGCTGGAGGAAGCGGCGGCGTGACTGCGACGGCGGCGCGTTACCTGGCCGCCGCGGCGCTGGCTGTCCTGGCCGGGTGCGCGGGCTCCGCGCCCGCCGTCTCGCCGCCGCCGGAGGTCCTGGCCTCCCCGGCTGCGTCCGCGCCGGTTCCGCTGAAGGTGCACGACCCGGGAAAGGTCACCGGCACGCTGGCCGGGAAGCACTGCGTGGCTCGCGGCACCACGCCGGAGCAGCTCCCGGATCCGGCCTGCACCCCGGGCGCGTACGATCCGGCGGTTACTGCCGGGGTGCTGTGCGCGAGGGACAGCCGGGGGCACTACACGTACGACACGGACACGTACCGGCCGCCGGTCTATCAGACCAGCCGGTTCAAGGCCGAACAGGCGCTGCCCGCCTACGGGCTGGCTCCTGGCACCCGCGCCGAGCTCGACCACCTCATCCCGCTGGTGCTCGGCGGGGCGAACGACGCAGCTAACCTGTGGCCGCAGCCGCCGCCGCCGGGCAAGCCGATAGCCCCTAACGTCAAGGACCGCAGTGAGGTGGCGCTTCGCACCTGGACTTGCCAGGGCACCAGCGCGGCCGAGCGGCAGGGCCGCCTGGACACTGCCCGGCAGGTAATAGCAGATAACTGGATCACCTCCCTGGCAGTGGCTGGCGTCCCCGCCAGGGACGTGACGGGAGCGGCATGAGACGCTGGGCACCGGTCATCGCCGGGGCGGCCGGGACCCTGGCCGGGGGCTGGCTGGCGGTATGGTGGCTGGCCCCGGGCATCGTGCTGGCCGTCGTGTCCGCGGCGGTCGCCGTGCTCGGCTTCCCGCTGCCGGATCCGGCGCCGCCGCCCGGGGCGAAGACCCTGGACGCCATCCTGGACTACCAGCGCCGCGCGCAGTGACCTGACTGACAACTGAACACGCCGGGAGGGGCCGTGCGCGTATACGACCGGCTCCTGCGCCGCTACGGCGGGACCGACGGGTACAACGAGGCGATGTTCAGCGGCGCCACGCTGGTCGTCACCGATGATCCCAGCGGCCGGGGCAAGGAGCCGCCGCCCGCCGGGTTCGCCGCCCGGGCCCGGCAGGTGTACCAGTCGAGCGGCCCGGTGTTCGCGGTGTTCTTCACCCGGATGTCGCTGCTGAGCCAGGCCGAGTTCAAGTTCCAGCGCCGGTCGGATTCCAGCCTGTACGGCAACACCGACCTGAAGCTGCTCGAGGTGCCCTGGCCGAACGGGACCTCCAGCGACCTGCTGGCCCGGATGGAGCAGGACCGGGGGATGGCGGGCAACGCCTACGTCCGCAAGGTCTCTGACGGCGAGCTGGTCCGGATGCGGCCGGACACGGTGACGATCATCTCCGAGGAGGTCAAAGACGACCTGGGGCGGATCTGGAAGCGGCCGGCCGGGTACTCCGAGGACCTGGGCCCGCTCGGCTACTCCGACCGGGAGCCGCAGATATACGACACGGACGAGGTGGCGCACTGGGCGCCGGACCCGGACCCGGTGGCGCAGTGGCGGGGCATGTCCTGGCTCACGCCGGTGCTGCGGGAGATCACCGGCGATTCCGGGCTGACCGAGTACAAGATCGCGCACGTGAGCAACGGCGCGATGCCCGGCGTCATCCTGAAGTACAGCCAGAAGCTGTCCGATGACGCGATCCGGAAGCTGCGGACCCGGATCGCGGCCAAGTTCGGCGGGCCGGACAACGCGGGCAAGACCCTGGTCCTGGACGAGGGCGCGGACCTGCTGGTGGCCGGGTCGTCGCTGGAGCAGCTGCAGTTCACCACGGTGCAGGGCGCCGGGGTGGAGCGGATCCTGGCCGCCGGGGCCGTCCCGGCCGAGGTGTGCGGGCTGACCGCGGGCGGCACCACGTCCGCGTCCGCCGGGTACGAGACCGCGATGCGCCGGTTTGCGGACCTGTGGGCCCGGCCGTCCTGGCGGTCCGCGTGCTCGGCCCTGGAGGTGCTGGTCCCGCACGCCGCGGACCGGGACGGGGTGCGGCTGTGGTACGACGTCGGCGGCATCGCGGCCTTGAGAGAAGGCGAGCTGGCCCGGGCGCAGAGCACGCTGGTCCGGTCCCAGGCGCTGGCCGCGTTCGTCAACGCCGGGTTCACCCGGGAGTCCGCGATCCAGGCCGCGGAAAGCGGCGACCTGTCGCTGCTGCAGCCCGACCCCAACGCGCTGCCGCCCGGCGTCACCGGCCGGGAGACGTCCACCCTGCGGGAGAACGCGCCCGGCGGCCCGAACAGCCAGCTGCCGCCGCAGCACGGCCCCGGCGTCATCGCCGGACGCCCGCCGCAGGCCGGGGTACCGCAGCGGCTCTCGGGAGTCGGCCACCCGAACCTGCCGAACGCGCTGCCCGCCGGGGTCGGAACGATGCCGTCCCTGCCGAACGGGGCGCGCGGCCCGTCCGCCGGGCGGTCGGAAGGGGACGATGGTGAGTGAGATCCGCCGCCTGGCCGGGCAGGTCGGCTCCTGGCCCGGCGCGACGCCCGAGGCGCAGCGGCTGGCCGCGGTCATCTGGGACGAGGCGGGACGGGAGTACCCGGACCCGGCGCACATGTCCCGCGCGGTCGCCCGGCTGACCGGGGAGATGCGCAAGGCCCGGTACCAGCGGGACCCGGACATCCGGCTGGCGGTCAACGAGCTGCGCCGCGCCATCGCGGCGGCCGAGGACTCCAGCCCGGCCTGGGGGCAGACCCCGCACCAGACGTTCGCGGCCCGCACCCGGGCCGCCGCCCGGGACGCCGGGCTGGACCTGGACGGATAGGACCCCGGCCGGCTCTGCTCCGCGTTCTCGCGGACTACCTCGAACAGTGAGGGGGTGGGGACAAAATGACAAGCAACTCGCTGTTCAGGGCGGGCCTGGCGCACGAGAAGGTCGGCCATACCGCTCAGGGCCTCTGGCACCACAAAAACATGCAGTTGCCTGCTTTAGATGCCTACTACCAGCACGTGGCCAACGACCTGATCCAGGCCGGCCACCCGGAGTCCGAGGCCGTGCACATGGCGGTCGGGATCGTCGAGAAGTGGGCCAGGGGCGGCGGCGGGGTCACCGCCGAGACGCAGGCCAAGGCGGCCGCGGCGGTCGCCGAGTGGGAGCGGCTCCGCGCGCAGGCAAAGGGCAGCACAGCGAAAAGAGCGAGCATGACCGAGCTAGCAGACCGGGCCGCGATCAGCACCGCGGACGTCAACAACCTGCCGGATTCTGACTTTGCCTACATCGAGCCGGGCGGCAAGAAGGACTCCTCCGGCCGGACCGTGCCGCGTAGCCTGCGGCACTTCCCCATCCCCGACGCCGCGCACGTGCGGGCGGCGCTGGCCCGGATCGGGCAGGACGCCGAGTTCGGCCAGCAGGCCCTGCCGAAGGTGAGGGCGAAGGCCAAGGCCCTCGGCATCGACGTGGGCGGCGGGGACAGCGGCGGGAGCGCCAGCCGCGGCGAGATCCTGCGGATGTACCCGCTGGAGGACTGCCGGATCGTCACCCGGGCCGCCGGGGACGGCACCGGCACGCTGGTCGAGGCGTACGCGACGGTGTTCGACGAGCCCGCGGAAATCCACGACCACCAGGGCCACTACCGCGAGACGATCGACCGGCACGCGTTCGACGCGGTGCTGGACCGGATCCGCCGGTCAAGAGGAGGCTTTGCCTCGCACGTCAAGGTGCTGTACAACCACGGCAAGACGGCCAGCGGCGCCGACGCGCCGGAGTTCCAGGTGCCGCTTGGCGTGCCGGAGGAGATCACCCCGGAGCGGCGCGGCCTGCTCACCCGGACCCGGTACGACGCGGGCGACCCGTTCACCGAGCGGATCCTGGCCAAGGTCCGGTCCGGCGCGATCAACGCGCAGAGCTTCGTCGGCGCGATCATGCGCTCGGACCCGGCGCTGATGGGGCCGGGCGACCGGTACCGGCGCCGCGGCGGCGCGCTGGTCACGGTCCGCCGGATGCAGCTGGGCCTGCGTGAGTACGGGCCGGTGCTGTGGCCCGCCTACTCAGGCGCCGAGATCCTCGGCGTCCGCATGCAGCTTCCCGGCGGGGACGGACTCGAGCGGTACGGCGAGGACGCCCCGGAGCCGGGTTCCCCCGGAGACGATGAGTACGGCCTGCTCCAGGACGCACAGGACGCGGACCTGGAGCTGGCGGTCGCCGGTGCCTCCCCCGCAGCGGAGGACACGTCCCGGTATCACCAGCACGCCCTGTACCGCATCAGGAGCGCGGAGATCCGCGAGCGGATCGGATTGGACTGGGACGAGTAATGGCAACACTGGCCGAGATGCTCGATGAGCAGGCAAGGATCAAGAACGAGCTGCGCCGGATGGAAGACGACGGCTCGATCACCGAGGAGAGCGACGGCGACCTGCGGGACACCCTGGTGGCCCGGTGGGAGGAGCTGGACACCGCGACCAAGCCGCTGATCATGCGGATGGAGCGGATCAAGGGCATCACCCGGGCCGCCGGGCAGGACGGGAACACCGAGGACGGCGAGGATCGCGGCCCGCGCCGCACCCCGGAGTTCCTGCAGCGCCGGGACCCGTTCGAGGACCTGGACCGGGTCAAGCACAACCTGGTCTCGCCGCGGGACATGGTGGCCCGGACGATGACCGCGATCGAGACGCACGCCAGGCAGGGGCTGCTCGGCCGGGAGGAGGGCGAGGAGGCGACCCGCAAGGCGCAGCAGCCCGGCGTGGCCAAGCACTGCCTGCTCACCGGCACCGACGATTACGTCTCCGCGTTCCGCCAGTACCTGGAGGACCCGACCGGGGAGGGCCTGCAGCGGACCGCTCTCTCGCTCACCCTGGCGAACGGGGGCTATTTGCTTCCGTACGTTCTCGACCCGACGATCGTACTGACCAACTCCGGCAGCGCGAACCCGTTCCGGCGGATCGCAAGGGTGGTGCAGACCACCTCGAACGCCTGGCAGGGCGTCACATCCGCCGGGGTGACCGCCGCGTGGCTGTCCGAGGGATCGGCTTCCGGCGACCAGACCCCCACCGTCGGGCAGATCCAGATCTGGCCGCAGAAGGGCGCGGCCTGGGTGTTCGGCAGCTTCGAGATGAACCAGGACACGAACTTCTCCGACCAGCTGCCGCGGCTGCTGGCCGACGCCAAGGACCGGCTCGAGGAGTCCGCGTTCGCCATCGGCACCCAGACCGCCACCGGCAACTCCGGCGGCTCGCCCAAGGGCATCATGACCGCGCTGGGCACCGCGCAGGCGGTCACCGCCGCGGGCGGCACCGCCAACGGCGCGCTGTACGGCACCGGCGGCGCGGTCGACCTGTACAACCTGCAGGCCGCCCTCCCGGCAAGGTTCCGGCTGGACAACAGCGTCGCCTGGGTGGCCAACATCACCACCATCAACAAGGCCCGCGCGCTGGACGTCTACGGCGGCTCGTCCTTCTGGGCCAACCTGGGCGACGGCACCCCGGAGCAGCTGATGGGCACGCCCATCTACGAGTCCACCTCGATCACGTCCTCCACCGCCAAGGCCACCGGCACCGGCTCGGCGGTCATGGTGTACGGCGCGTGGGACAACTTCATCATCTGCGACCGCGTGGGCACTTCCATGCTGTATGAGCCCATGGTCCAGGCGACGGGATCGATTGCCCCGACTGGTCAGAGCGGATGGTTTTACTTCTGGCGAACTGGTTCTGATGTAGCGACGGCCAGCGCTTTTAGGTACTTGCAAAACGCCTCGTAACGGCGTTTTACGAGTCAAGCTGGTTCTGCCACGAACGGGGGCGGGACGCGGCCGTAGCGCGGTGCCGCGTCCCGTCCTCTCACCCCTCCCGGATCGCCTCCAGGCATTCCGGGCAGTCAACCGCGCCATGCCCGGGCACCTCATGCACCCGGTGTCCGCACCAGGAGACGGCCTGTACGAGCTGGCCGGGACCAGGGCGCATGATCCGGTGAGTGACCCGCGCGTACGGGTCCCAGCCGGTCGGCTCGTCCAGCGGCCCGGGGCCGAGCAAGCCGCCCTTGTGGTCCAGCCAGTGTCCGTAACCGCTCATTACCGCACCCTAACCGCGCTAACCGCGAGGAGTCACATGGTCCTGCATGTCGTCGGCGTGTCCGCCGGGCCGGACGGGTCCGGCTACCACCGGCTGTTCCAGCCGTTCAAGGAGCTGCGCAACCGGTCCCAGCACTTCTACGAGGGCCCGCCGGTCCAGACCCCGCCGCCGCCCACCCGCAAGGACATCGCCGACCTGGGCATCGACGTGCTGGTCATGCAGCGGCCGGTCGGCGCGCAGGGCCGCAAGATCTGGGACGACATGGACGGCGCGTGCGCCCGGGTGTACGAGTGCGACGATGACATCCTGCACCCGGAGGCGTCGGGGCTGGCGGCGCTGTGCGATGACCGGATCCGCGAGTCGATCCGGTACATGCTGTGGCGCTCGGACGCGGTGACCGTCTCAACGGAGTACCTGGCCGAGGAGTTCGGCAAGGTCACCGAGGCGCCGGTTATCGTGCTGCCCAACTGCATCCATGAGGACCTGCTGCGGCTGGAGCGGACCCGCCGGGACCGGGTGACGATCGGCTGGGCGGGCGGCGCGTCGCACCTGATCGACATCCTCGGCATCCAGGAGGCGCTGATCCACGTCCTGGAGACGAACCCGCAGGCCGACTTCCACGCGATCGGCGTCGACTACACCCCGGTCCTGTGGGTCCGCGCGCCGCGGGTCCTCAGCCAGTGCCGGCGGACGATCTGGAAAGAGGACGTCTGGGACTTCTACCGCGACTACGATTTCGACATCGCGCTGGCCCCGCTGGCCGACGTGAAGTTCAACCGCAGCAAGTCTCACCTCAAGGCGCTGGACGCGTTCGCCCGGGGGGTGCCGGTGATCGCCCAGGACATGGAGCCGTACCGCGGGTTCGTCATCGACGGGAAGAACGGCTACCTGTGCCGGAATGAGGACCAGTGGGCGGCCCGGCTCCGCGAGCTCGTCAACGACCCGGACGCGCGGGAGGAGATGGGCCGCAACGGCAAGGCCCTAGCGGCAGAGTGGACCATCCAGAAGCGGTGGGCCCTGTGGGAAAGCGCCTACGAGGCCGCCGCCGCGTCCGCCGGGCGCGGCCAGCCCCCGCAGGAGATCAGCCGGTGAGGTACCGCAAGCGGCCGGTGGAAGTGGAAGTCGACGCCGAGCTGCTGACCCGGGAGAATTTCGAGGCCGTCGGCGCCTGGGCGGGCGTGAAAGAGTGCTGGGGCCTGGACGCGCCCGTCCCCGCGCTGCTCGTCGACACGCTCGAGGGCGTCATGAAGGCCAGGCTCGGCGACTACGTGATCCGCGGCGTGCAGGGCGAGTTCTACCCGTGCCGCGCCGATATCTTCGAGGCCACCTACGAGCCCGCAGGCGAGCAGGAGATCACCCGGTGACCGCGTACCGGTGGGACCCCGGCGACCCGGACTCCTGCGCCGCGGTGTACGCCATGCTGATGCAGGCCGGGGCCGGGTTCGCGCAGATCGAGCACATGGGCGCCGCCGCCCCGCTGGAGATATGGTTCCTGGGCCGCAAGATGACCGCCAGCCCGGGAGACTGGGTGGTCCGCGGCACGGGCGGCGTGGACGTGCTGGACCCGGTGGCGTTCGCAGCGGCGGCCACCGTGCCCGGCGCGGGAGGGGACCGGATGTGAGCCCGGCCGTCTCGGTGTTCCTGCCGTCGTACAACAAGCCGGGCTACGTGACCGAGGCGGCCGCCTCGGTGCTCGCCCAGGACTGCGGCGACCTGGAGCTGTGGATCCTGGAGAACTCTGACGACGGCGGGGCGACCCGGGCCGCGCTGGCCCCGCTGACCGCCGACCCGCGGGTCATCTACGAGGAGATCACCCTCGGCGAGGATGAGCGGATGCCGCGGGCGTGGACGCCGGCGGTGCTGATGAACCGGTACTACGGCAAGGCGGCCGGGGAGCTCATCGCCTACATCTCCGATGACGACCTGTGGGAGCCGAACCTGGTCTCCCGGGTGCTGGCCGAGTTCGCCGCGCACCCGGAGCACCACGCGGTGTGGTTCACCATGTGGCGCGTCTCCTGGGACGAGCGGCAGGGCCGGTTCCGGCCGGCCGGGTCGATCCCCGCCGTGTGCGAGGTCGGCAAGGGCTGCCGCCAGGAGAAAGCCGACTGCCGGGTGGACGGCGGGCAGGTGGTGCACCGCCGCGAGTGCCTGGACGAGATCCCGCAGCCGTGGTTCCCGCCGGACCGGGCCACCGCCCACCACAACGACGGCATGTTCCTGCAGAAGCTCGCCGATGCCCACCCGTTGCACCCCGTCCCGGACCGGCTGATGACCCACCGGGCCACCCCGCTGTCCAGCTGGGACAAGCCCGCCGCCGGGCGGCGGACCCTGGGGGACCGGTCGTGAGCGGCTGGCACTGGGCGGCTAGCCTGCGCCGTTCCCCGCTGCACGTCAACATCCCGTACTGGCCGCACCGGATCATCGTCATCGGCTGGGGACGGCTGTCCCGCCGAGCCGTGTTCCACCCGTACCAGCCGTGCTGTCACCGGATGCGGCTGCGGCACTGCTGCCCGGGCAGGCAGTCGTGAGCGCCGGGCAGGTGAGCGTGCGGAAGATCCACGGTGGCGACGCGCCGCTGCTGGTGCGGTGGCGGAACGAGAACGCGAAGTACTTCCCGGCCCGGGAGCCGCTGACCGAGCTGGAGCACGGCCGCTGGTTCCGGGACGTCTACGAGCGGGACCCGTCGCAGGCCATGTTCATCGCCGAACTGGACGGGAAACCCGTCGGGTGCCTGGCCATGACCATCCGGGACGGGAAGGGCGAGCTGGAGCGGATGATCCTGGGAGACAAGTCGATCTCCCGCGGCGGGGTGATGCGCGCCGCGTTCCGGCAGGTGATGGACGCCTACGGGCTGGAGCGCTACTGGCTGCGGATATACCCGTGGAACCACGTCACCATCTCCTTCCACGAGCGGAACGGGTTCGCCATCACCGGCCGCACCCCGGACGGCGAGTACCTGGTCATGGAGAAGCACGGCCGGGGCTGGCCCGATGACTGAGATTTGCTATGACACCGAGTTCATCGAGGACGGCCGGACCATTGACCTGATCTCGATTGGCATGGTAGCCGGGGAGGGCCGCGAGTATTACGCGGTCAATTCCGAGATGCCCGTAAAGCGGATTTTCGCGCATAAGTGGCTGATGGATAACGTTGTGCCGTCACTGCCCGTAAAAGACGCTCATTCTGAGCAGCTGATCAGGGTGGACGTCACCAGGACAGAAGTCAAGCCGCATCAGGTGATCGCAAATGAGGTCCGGGACTTCATACTTGCCGTGCCGGATCCGCAGTTGTGGGCCGACTATGCCGCTTATGACCACGTGGTGCTCTGCCAGCTATGGGGCACCATGATCAGGCTTCCGGCCGGTATCCCGATGTGGACGCACGACCTGCGGCAGGCGGCTGAGAAGGCTGGCGGTCCGGAACTGCCGCCGATGCCCGGCGTGACGGAACATAACGCGCTGAGTGATGCCCGCGAGGTCGCGTTCCGTCTCCGCGGGCTGACAGGGCTGGCCCGATGACGACCGATAAGTTCACCCTCGGCTACTACCCGGCGTACGAGCGGCTGGCCCGGGAGATCGGCCCGGCCGGGCACGTGCTGGAGGTCGGCGTCTACCAGGGCGACAGCCTGAAGATGTGGCAGCAGCTGTTCCCGGACGGCGTGGTCGCCGGGGCCGACTGCGACGCGTCCTGCACCTGGCCGGACGGCACCGTGCGGATCGTGGCCGATCAGGACTCGGGCGAGATGGCAGAGGCCGCCAGGGCGGCCTCCCCCGGCGGCTGGGACCTGGTCGTCGACGACGCCAGCCACCACGGGGCGCTGTCCGGGCGGACGTTCGCGCTGCTGTGGCCGCAGGTGCGGCCGGGCGGCTGGTACGTGCTGGAGGACTGGCCGGTGGCGTTCGCCGAGCCGTTCGCCTCCTCCGGCACGTTCGGCGGCACCTCGATGCTGGACCTGGCCCAGTCCTGGGTCCGGCTGCTCGAGCCCGCCCCCGGCGCGTACGACGGCGGCGCCCACTACCCGGAATCCCCCGGCTCGGGCATCGCCGAGCTGTGGTACCGGTACGGCCAGGCGATGCTGCACAAGGCGGGCCAGCCGTGACCGGCCAGGACGTCATCCCGCTGTTCCGCCCCTCGGTGTCCGACCTGGAGAAGCGGTACGTCTGCGAGGCGCTGGATTCCGGCTGGTGGGGGCAGGGCCCCCGGACAGAGGAGTTCGAGGGCCGGTTCGCCGAGTACGCAGGCGCTAAGCACGCGGTGGCCGTGTCGTCGTGCACCGCAGCGCTGCACCTGGCGCTGGAAGCGCTCGGCGTGCGCGGCGGGCAGGTGATCTGCCCCGCGCTGACGTTCGTGTCCACCGGGCTGGCGGCGCTGCACGCGGGCGCGCAGGTGATCTTCGCCGACGTCGATGACGAGACGCTGTGCCTGGACTGGGATGACGTGCGGGCGAAGGCCGGGGACCAGACCCGGGCCGTGGTGCCGGTGCACTACGGCGGGACCGTGACCAGCCCGCCGTTCCCGTGGCTGGACCCGGTGATCGAGGACTGCGCGCACGCGGCTGGCAGCACCAGGGCGGGACGGCAGAACGGCACCGCCGCCTGCTGGTCGTTCCAGGCGGTGAAGAACCTGGCCTGCGGCGACGGCGGCATGATCACCACCGATGACGCGGATATCGCGGGAACCGCGCGGAAACTGCGCTGGTGCGGCATCGAGCGCAGCACCTGGGAGCGGGAATCGCGGGCGGGCTACAACTGGGACTACGACGTGCCGCGGGCCGGGTGGAAGTACCAGATGACCGACATCGCCGCCGCGGTCGGGCTGGCCCAGCTGGAGCGGATCGAGGACCTGAACAAGGCCCGCCGCGGGCTGGTGCTGCGGTACATGGCCGAACTGCCCGGCCGGGTCTGGCTGCGCACCCCGCGCTGGCGGGAAGGATCGGCTTGGCACCTGTTCTATATCCGGGTGCCTGCTGAGATGCGGGACGCGCTGATCAGCCACCTGCTCGCCCGGGGCATCTCCGCCGGGGTGCACTACAAGCCGCTGAACCGGTACCCGGTGTTCGGGGAGCGCCAGCCGCTGCCGGTGACCGACGCAGCGTGGCGGGAGCTGGTCACGCTGCCGCTGTTCCCGGACATGACCGAGGCCCAGCAGGACCGGGTGATCGCGGCGGTCAGAGGCTTCAGGCCAGCCTCCTTAGCGGCCTTGTGGCTGGCTGCCGGGCTTGCACGGAGTTACGGGCCGCATCCCGGACCCGGCGGGTACCCGTCGCTGAGTATAGGAGCGTTCATGACGCGCAAGGTAGTCCGCAGGCTGACCGCGCCGGTGTACGGCCCGCACGGCGAGCTGCTGCACGAGCCCGGCGAGATCGTGCCGCTGGACGCCGAGCTGGGCCCGGACTTCCGCACCGTGCTGGACGAGACGGACGACGACCCCGTGCAGCCCGCCGACCCGGGACCCGCCGTCCAGCCGCCGGAACCGCCGCCGCTGGACCCGCCGGCGGAAAGCGGCCCGGACCACGCCGAGGTGACCGAGCCGGACCCGCCGCCGAAGGGCCGCCGCCACGCCACGGTGAACCCGGACCCGGCCGCGGGCAAGAGCGGTGCCGGGCCGTGACCTGCGAATGCGGGCACCCCCATGAGTCGCACGAGCACCACCGGGCTGGCAGCGACTGCGGGCTGTGCGGGTGCACCCGGTACCGGGTCCGCTGGTGGCGGTGGCGGCGGTGACCGCCGTGCTGCTGGAGGCCGAGCACCGCTGGGCCTGCCCGAACTGCACGCTGGAAGATGTCACGCGCATCGCCGGGCCGCACGTCCGGTACCACGCCTGCGCCGGGCTGTACGGGCTGTCGGTGCCGATGACCCCGGCCGGGACCGCGTGCAAGGTGGTGGCGGTCGAGCGGGAGGACTACATCGGGCGCGAGGACGTTCAGTACGCGCCGGAGACCGGCCGGCCGGTGGCGCTGATCGTGACCGTCCGGGACGAGGGACAGGACTGCGCGGTACTTGCGCCGTGCGCCACCGCGAGAATGGAGTAGGGCTAATGGCGGCAGTGTCTTTCAGGATTAATTTTAACGCTGATAGCGGACGGCAGACCATCGTGGGTGATGCTATACATGCCAATCAGATAATGATGAGAACTGAAAGTTCTGGTGTCTACATTGGCGGAGAAAATGTGTCATCCAGTAATGGTTATGAACTGGAAGCTGGAAAAGATTATGTCCTCTGCCAGATAGGGACGATCTACTCAGTTACCACAGTAAGTTCGCCTGACAGTGTAACGCTCAAAGTCTATGCAGCCGATTTTATATAAGGCTCTGTACTCACGGGTAAAGGAAACAGATATGGCATGGTCAGCAAGCGGGCTATCACGGCAGTTGATGGTGGACATGTTCAGCGGACTGCTGACGAACACTGGGTCTAACTGGGCGTGGAAGTCCACCGCTACCCCGAGTACGTTCCGGGTGGCGTTGTACGACAACACGATCACCCCGAGCCGCGATGACACCGCGGCGGCGTTCGCTTACTCGGGGTCGTCCTGGTCGGCGACCGGCGGCGGCACCGGGTCGCCGCAGGTGTACCAGGCGGTGCAGTGGCCGCAGGCCGGGCTGGCGCTGGCCACCGCGAACACCACCGCCGCCACCGGCGGCGCGGGCATCGCCATGTTCGACGCCGCCGACCTCGCCTCCGGCACCGCGTGCACGCTGTCCAACGCGTATGGCTGCTTCGTCTACAACGACACGATCTCGTCCCCGGTAGCCAAGCAGGGCGTCTGCTTCAACAACTTCGGCACCGGGGCGGCGGTCACGAACGGAACGTTCTGCGCGGACGCCGAGACGGAGATCCTGACCCGCCGCGGCTGGCTGCGCCACGACCAGGTCCGCGCGGGCGATGACTGCCTGACCCTGGACACGGAAACCGGCGCCGAGGAATGGCAGCCCGCCGGCGCCGTCCACGTTTTCACCAACGGCCCGTACCGCGTCACCCGGATGGAAGGTTACGGCCACTCCTCGGTGACGACCCCGGACCACCGCTGGCCCGCAGTCACCGCCGAGGGCGGCGACACGATCGGCTGGCACACCACCAGCACCCTGCCGCCGGACGCCCAGCTGCTCGCCAGCGAGGGCAGCCGGACCGGTAAGGTGGCCGACTTCACCGCCGCAGAGGAGACCACGGATCTCGTGTGGTGCGTCGAGACCCCGGCCCGCACCTGGTACGCGCGCCGCGCCGGTTTCCGTTACTTCACCGGGAACACGATCCAGTGGAGTGCCAACGGGGTGTGGCGCATAACCTGACCTGCTCGGTCATGACCCGGCCCGGCTGCGGGCGGCTGCGGACTACCTGGATAAGGCCCTGACTGACGTGTGACTGGGAGGCGGCGTGCCGGTCCTGACGCACGGGTACGCGCACTTCCAGCCGGTCACCGACCTGGGCCCGGCGGTCATCGCCGGGATCTCGGGAACCGGGGCGGCCGCGTACTCCTCCGACCAGTACGGCCAGCCCCGGCTGCTGGTGAGCAACACCATCTGGAACCTGCTGCCCAACGCCGGGCAGAACGATGGCAGCGGCTGGCAGCACGACCTGGACCGGTGCTGCGACGCGCACGCCGCGCAGGGATTCAACGGCATCGAGTCGTGCGTGTTCTCCGACGCGGGCAACTACACCGATTACGGCGGCGGGCGGACCTGGGACGGGGTGCTGCCGTTCGTCTCCGGCGGCGACCCGGCCACCGGGCTGAACAACGCGTTCTGGGCCCGGGTGGACTACTTCGTAGCCGCGTGCGCCCGCAACGGCATCACCGCCATCCTGAACCTGGCCTACGGCGACGCCAACACCGGGGCCAGCAGCCTGGCCGGGCTGAGCACCGGCCAGTGCCAGGCATTCGGCACGGCGCTGGCCGCCCGGTACGCCGCCGCCCGGAACATCCTGTGGTTCTTCGGCGGGGACTACTACGGCACCGGCAGCTCGTTCGACGACCTGCTGTCCGCCATCCTGACCGGGCTGCGCGGCGGCGGCGACGCGCACGCGGTCAGCATCGAGAACTCCTCGGAGTCCACCTCCCGGCACAGCCTGCTGTCCGGGAACGCCGTGGAGACCTGGGGGAACGCGAACGCCCAGTTCAACGCGCTGTACATCTACATCCAGACCTACTACGGCATCCGGTACGCCTACGGCGAGGCCAGCCCCGTCCCGCCGATCTGGATGGACGGCTACTACTACAAGAGCGGCGCCGGGCCGTACTTCGGCAGCTATGACCGGGCCATGCGGCAGTACGTGTGGTGGGTGCTGTCCTCCGGCGGGCGGGGCGTCAACGTAGCGTCGGAGAGCATCTACCCGTGGGATTCCTCCGGGTACGCCGAGCTGACCGGGGAGTACTTCTTCACGCACACCGCCAGGGCCATCCGGGCCGCGGTGGAGGCCCTGCCGGGCTGGCACAAGCTGCAGCCCGACCTGAGCAACGCGCTGGTCACGGCGGGCGGCGGGACCCCGGTGGCATCGGACTCCGGCACCCACTACGGCGAGGCGACCACGGACACGTTCGTCACCGCGTCCCGCGCCCCGGACAAGTCCCTCGCCCTGATCTACCTGTCCCACGCGGCCACGATCACGATCGACGAGTCCCAGCTGGCCGCGGGCTACCTGGCGAAGTGGATCGACCCGGATACCGGCACGGTGTACGCGGGCACTCCCGGCACCACGTACAACTCCGGCGCCGCCGACGGGTCCAAGCCGGCCTCCAACGCCCACGGGGACCCGGACTGGGTGCTGGCGCTGCGGGCGCCCTGACAGAGCCGGAGGTGATCCGTGGCCTGGAACGTCGTCCAGTCGGCCAGCGGCGACGCGTACGGCACGTCCGTGGCCGCCACGTTCGCCACCGCGAACGTCACCGCCGGCAACAAGATCATCGCCGTCATATCCAGCAATTACAGCGGCCTCCCGAGCACCGTCCGGGACGCGGCGCTGAACAACTGGACCGCGATCGGGTCGAAAGTGACGGGGACCGGGTCGGTGTGGCTGTACGCCCTGGACGTCCCCGCCGGCGATGCCGGGACCAAGCCCACGATCACCGCCACGTTCAGCGGCTCCACCGACCTGGCCATCGTCATCCAGGAGGTGTCCGGGCTGCTGGCCGGGAACACCACCGCGATGGCCGACGGCACGGCCGGGGTGCTGTCCGGCACCACCGCCACCACCGGCAGCCCCGCCTATTCCAGCACCGCCGCGAACGAGTACCTGGTCTGCTGCTACGGCGACAACTCCGGCGGCGTCACCGTCGTCAAGCAGGGCGCCGCCTGGACGCTGGACGCGAACAGCCAGCACGTCAACTCCGACGCGTCGATCGAGTACGCGAACAGCACGAACGGCGCCGAGACGTCCGGGTTCACCGGCGCCGAGACCAGCGGCTGGTCCCTGGTCACCGTCGCGTTCCAGCTGGCCCCGTCCGGCACGAACACCAGCCCGGCCTGGGCCGCATCTCAGGGCATCGTGGCAGGCGGCTCGGGATCCTGGACCAGCCCGGGTAACGTCACCGGCGCGGCCGACGGGTCGTTCGCGACCTGGACCGCGCCGTGACCGGCCTGCGGACGGCATGCTTCCGGGCCGCTGTCTTCCCGGCTGCCGAAGCGTCCTGGCCGCCCGCCGCCGAGATCGTGCCCGCGCCCGCCGGGGATAACTTCGCCTACTGGCGGGAGCTGACCGCCCGCTGGGACGGCCGCTCTGACCTAGCCGTCATCGAGGGCGACATCGAGATCCACCCCGGTGCCGTCTCCCAGCTGGCCGCCTGCCCGTCGCCGTGGTGCACGTTCCCGTACCTGGCCCACTCCTGGGGCAACCCGCGGCCGGACGTGGCCGGGAACGCCGCGCGAGCCGCCGCCGCCGGGGCGCTGTGCGAGTCGCTGGGCTGCGCCCGGTTCACCGCCGCGCTGCAGCAGGCCGTGCCGCTGCCCGCGCGCCCGGTACCGTACTGGATCTGTGACGGGACGGTCGCCGCGGCGCTGCGCGCCGCCGGGTACGCGCCGTGCCTGCACGAGCCGTGGGTGACCAACCACCGCTGGACGGCGACCCGGTAATGGCCACCACGTTCTACCTGCGGGACGCGGCCTCGGACCTGGGCGGCACCGGGCAGAAGGCGCTGAGCACCAGCCGGGGCGCGGCCAGCACTACCGCGGTCACCAACACGGCGACCGGCACCACCCCGATCCAGGTCACCAAGACCGCCGCCGGGACCGCGCTGACCTGGCTCACCCCGACGCTGCAGGGCGTCACCATCTCCGGGACGATCACCCCGAACATCCGCGGCCTGGAATCCAGCACGTCGGCCAACTGCAAGGCCGGCATCACCATCGAGCACACGGACGGGCTGGGCAACGTGCTCGGCACCATCGTGCCCAACACCGCGGTGCCGACCAGCTCATCGGAGTACACCACCGCTGACACGGCCAAGACGTCCTCGATCACCCCGGCATCCACGACCCTGGCCGCCGGGGACCGGGTCAAGGTCACCCTGACCGTCAACAACCAGGGCACCCGCGCGTCCGGGTACACGGTCACCAACTCCTACGACGGTCCCACCGGGGCGGCCGCCGGGGACGCCTACGTCACGTTCACCGAGACGCTGGCCGCCTACACCGGGGAAGACTCGCCGGGCCTGGAAACGTACGGGTTCACCATCTCGGGACCCGGCCCGTCCGACACGATCAACTCGGTCACCGTCGCGGTCACCGAGTACCAGTCGTCGACGGCCACCGCCGCCCCGTGCACCATCCAGCTGTGGGACGGCACCAGCTCGCAGATCGGCACCGCCCAGGCCGGCACCCCATCGACCAGCACCGGCAACGTGAGCACGGCCACGTTCACCGGCGTCACCTATTCCCAGCTGGCCACGCTGCGGGTCCGGGTCTACGGCCACGCCGCCTCCGGGTCCACCGAGTCGGTCGACGGCGTGTCCCTGGTCGTCAACTACACCCCGGCGCCGGGCACCTACAGCGCCGCCTCCGCCGACGGGGCCGGAACCGCTTACGGGGCCTCCCCGACCACCGCGACGTTCACCACGGTCACCGCGGGCAGTGCCGACGGGGCCGGAGAGGTCCCGTTCGGCGCGGGCTGGCAGGTATCGCTCGACCTGATCGCCGACACCCCGGTCGACGCGGCCGGCGCGGCGTACGACGCGACGGTCACCACCGCGCACGTCACCACGGTCACCCCGGCGCAGGCCGATGGCGCCGGAGCGGCCTACGACGCTACCGCGGCCGTCACCGGCGGCGGCCCGGTCACCCAGGCGGCGGGCAGCGCGGACGCCGCGGGGCTGGCGTACGCGGGCGCCATCAGCGCGAGCGGGACCGCGCTGCCGGACACGCCTGCGGGTGCGGGGTCCGGGCTGGACGCCGGCGTCACCGCCCCCGGCGCCGCGCTGCCCGCTCAGGCCGACGGGGCCGCGCTCGCTTACGCGGGCACGGTCACCGCGTCCGGGACCGCGCTGCCCGGCTCCGCCGACGCGGCCGGGCTGGCCTACGACGCGGTGGTCACCGCGTCCGGCACGGCACTGCCGGATACTCCGGCGGCTGCCGGGCTGGCGTACGACGCCATCGCGCTGATCACCGCGGGCGGCGCGGTCAATGCCGGATCCGGCGACGGCGCGGGCGCCGCGCAGGACGCGCAGGTCTCCGCGTCCGGCACCGCCAGCCCCGCGCAGGCTGACGGGGCCGGGGCGGCGCAGGACGCGCAGGCGTCCGGGGCCGGGACGGCGGCCGTCACGCCGGGTTCCGCCGACGGCGCGGCGGCCGCCCAGGACGCCGTTGTCACGACCTCGGCCGCGTCTTCACCCGTCCCGGCGGACGCGGCCGGGCTGTCGTATGCGGCCCTGCCGGTCACCGCCGGGCAGACCTGGGCGCAGCCGCTCCTGGCAGACGCATCCGGGGCGGCGGCGGACGCCGCGGCATCCGGCACCGGGACCGTCACCGCGGCGGAGGCGGCGGGCGCCGGGCAGGCGGCGGACGCTACCGCGTCCGCGGCCAGCCTGGCTGTTCCGTCCAGCGCGGACGCGGCGGGCGGCGCGCTGGGCGGGACGCCGGTCACTTCCGCGCCGGGTGCGGCTCCGGCCGCGGAGGCGGCGGCATCCGGGACCGCCCTGGATGCCGCCTGGGCGGCGTCCGGGACCGCCCTGCCGGGTGCGGCTGCCGCCGCGGGGCAGGCCCCGGACGCCACCGGGCTGGCGGCCAGCCCGGCCTACCCGGCGCAAGCCGACGGCGCCGGGCAGGCGTACGCGCCCTCCTGGACGGCCAGCGGCCGGGTGCTGCCGGACTCCGCCGACGCGGCGGGGTCTGCAGCGGATGCGCCGCCCGGCGGGTCGGCCGCCGCGCAGGCCGGGGTGGCGCAGGGGATCGGAGCGGCCTGGCCGCCGTCTCCCGTCTATGCCCGGCTGACGCTGCCGGACAGCGCGGACGGCACCGGGGATGCGCAGGACGCCGGGTTCGGGATCACGGTCCCGGCCGGGTGCGCGGGCGGCGACGGCGCCGCGCTGGACGCCTACATCCCGCCGCAGGTGGTGTTCGGGCGCAGCACGCCCGGCGCGGCTGCCGCAGAGCACGCCATGGCGGGCCGCGAGCTGATCGGCACGGCGATACCGGGGAGCGGGTGAACGGGCGTGATCGATGTCGGGACCACCTACCGGGCCACCCTGTCCGTCTACGACGCGTCCGGGGCGCTGGCTGACCCGCTGTCGGCCAGTGTCACGATCACGCTGCCCGACGGCAGCACCGCCAGCCCGCCGGTGACGCTGCCGCCGGTGGTCACCGGGAAGCTGACCGCCGACTACGTGACCACCCAGGCCGGGCTGCACAAGGTGGCCTGGGTCACCGGCACGCCGGGCACGGCGGCGGTGGACTACTTCAGCGTCCGGGACTTCATCTCCATCCTGTCGGTGGCCGAGGCCAAGGCGCACCTGAACATCACCAGCACCGCCGATGATGACGAGCTGCGGAACTTCCTGCAGGCCGCCACCGAGGTGGTCGAGGCCAAGATCGGGCCGTGCGTGCGGCGCAGCGTGACCGAGCGGGTGAACGAGGGCGGCCGGGTGCTGGCCCTGTCGCAGTTCCCGGTGCTGTCCGTCGAGTCGGTCACCTCGATCTGGAGCGGCGGCCCGTCCTGGACCGCACCTCAGCTGCTGTGGGACGGCGACTCCGGCACCGTGCACCAGAACCTGTGGTGGCCGTTCTGGTACGGCCCGTGGACGGTGGCCTACACGGTCGGGCGGCTGGCGGTCGCCGAGCGGCACCTGCACGCCTGCAAGGAACTGCTGCGGCATCTGTGGGAGACCCAGCGCGGCGCGCAGCAGGCCCCGCCGCTGGCCGGGGAGGAGATATTCACCTCCACCACCGGCTGGACATTCTCGGTGCCGCGAAGAGTCACCGAGCTGCTGAGCGACGACGCGGTGCCGTCGATCTGAGAGAGGGACGGAAACATGGAAGACCTGACCCGCCGGAACCTGCTGCGCCTCGGCCTGGGGGCGGCCGGGACCGTCGTGCTGCTCAAGGGCGGGGGCCGGGCGCTGGCCGGCCCCGCCTCCGCCGCAGTAGGCGCATCGCCCGCCCCCGGCCAGCCCGCCGCCATGTTCGGCCGGATGTTCCCCAAGCTGCCCGGGTTCGCCCCTCACCCGGACACCACCACGGCGCTGGCCGACCTGGCCGCCCTGGCCGATGCCATGCTGGAGCCCGGCGGCGGCGTCGACACCACCCACGGCGCCCTGTACACCTACTTCGGGCAGTTCATCGACCACGACATCACCCTGGACCTGGAGCCCCAGCCGTCCGCGTTCTTCTCCTTCGCCAAGGACACCGCCCGGTCCCCGCTGCTCGACCCCGGCGGCAACGTCGTCTACGACTATGAGTCCAAGAAGCTCAACCTGTCGCAGATATACGGCGGCGGGCCGGGCGTCTCGCCGCAGCTCTACGGCAGTGACGGGCTGCACTTCCTGGTGCCCCGCAACGTCAACGGCGTGGTCGACCTGCCCCGCCGCGCGGACGGCTCGGCGATCCTGGTGGAGACCCGCAACGACGAGAACCAGATCCTGTCGCAGCTGCACGTGGCCATGCTGCTGTTCCATAACGCGGTAGTCGACGCGCTCGGGATCAAGAACTTCACCCGGGCAATGAACACGGTGGTCAAGTACTACCAGTGGGCCATCCTGCACGACTTCCTGCCGCTGTTCTGCGGCCAGTCTGTCATCGACCAGCTGCTGGCCGGCAAGGGCAAGGTGTACGACCCCGGCGCGGACGTCCGCAAGCCGATCATGCCGGTGGAGTTCTCGACCGCGGCCTACCGGTTCGGGCACTCGATCATCAGGAACGCCTACTCGATGAACCCGGTGATCTCCCCGAACAACAAGAACGCCCGGAACACCCTGTTCGCCGGGGTGGGCGGGGCGACCGGCCCGGCCGGCGGGACAGGCCAGCCGCTGACCCCGGTCGGGGACCTGCACGGCGGGTACCCGCTGACGCTGGACCACCAGATCGACTGGCGGAACTTCTCCGAGGACCTGTTCGACGCCTCGGTGCCCGGCGCGTCGCTGCAGGTGCTCAAGCAGCCCGGCGGCGCGGACGGGCTGCACTGCATCGGCCAGTCCATGTTCGGCCAGCCGCCCGGCGTCCCGCTGGCCGGCAACGGCGCCGGGATGCCGATCGGCGGCCCGTCCGGGGTCCAGCCGTCCGGGTCCAACTCGATCGCCTACCGCGACTTCGTGCGCGGCTACTTCTACCTGGTCCCGTCCGGGCAGGACGTCGCCGCCGCGTACGGGCTGGCCCCCATCGACCCGGCCGCCATCGTGCCCGCCTCGGTCCCCGGGTTCTCCGGCGGCACCCCGCTGTTCCTGTACGTGCTGTACGAGGCGGCCGCCGCCAACGCCGGGTCCCCGACTACCGACAATTTCGACAACACCGGCACGGCCGCCGATTTCGAGCAGGTCACGCTCGGCCCGGTCGGCGCCCGGATCGTCGCCGACGTGCTGCTCCGGCTGATGAAGATCAACGCCAATGGCGTGTTCGCCGGCGGGTTCTCCCCGGCCCCGCCGGTCGCCCCGGCGCCCGGCCAGTTCCGCATCTCGGACCTGCTGAAATTCGCCGGGGTCGTCCCCTCTGGCAGCAACCCCGCGCCTGCTTTGGGGCAGAATGCGGGGCCGCAGCCCGCGGTCCCGGGCCCGTCACAGCCCGCCACGTAACGCCGTGAGCACCGTCCCGGACGCGATCGACGCGATCCTGGCCTGCGTGAAGACGGCGCTGCCCGGGGTGCAGGTGTGGGACGGGCCGCCTGTAGGCGACGAGGAGGACGACCGGATCGTGATCGGCTGGTCCCGGAACCGGCCCGTGGTGGCCGTCACCCGCAGCGACGACACGTTCGAGACGCTGACCGGGATCACCGAGCGGTACTACGTGCCCGGCGCGGCCATCTCCTACTCCGGCGACCCGGACCTCAAGCCGAGACGGGACCGGGCGTACGAGCTGGCGGAGGCGATCGCCGACGCGGTGGCCGTGGACGACGGCATCAACGCGCTGGACGCCACCGCGTCGCTGGTCACCGGGAACCTGACCCAGGAGAAGGTGACCACCGGGGTGCAGGCGCTGGTCGACTTCACCATCGAAGTGATCGCGCTGCTGTGACCCGCTGGCTGATCTGCCACCCCGGGCCGTCGGCGTCGGTCGGGGACGTGTACGAGGGGTGGGCCGAGGCGCTGCGCGGGCTCGGCCAGGACGTGACCGAGTACAACACCGGCGACCGGCTGGTGTTCTATGACAGCGCCTACATCCCCGGCGAGCACGACCAGTACCGCAAGGCATTCACTGACGACGACGACGTGATCGAGCTCGCGCTGAACGGGCTGGCGGCGGCGCTGTGGAAGGCCCGCCCGCACATCCTGCTGCTGGTCAGCGCGTTCTTTTGGGACGCCGAGCTGCTCGAGCACGCCCGCAGGGCGTACGGCACCACGGTGGTGATCCTGCACACCGAGTCGCCGTACGAGGACGACCGGCAGCTGATGACCGCGCCGTACGCCGACCTGCACCTGGTCAACGACCCGGTGTCGGTGCCGAAGTTCGCGAAGGTGTGCCGGGCGGTGTACTGCCCGCACGGCTACCGGCCATCGGTGCACTTCCCCGCCAGCCCCGGGACGCCGTTCCGCTATGACCTGGCGTTCGCCGGGTCCGGGTTCGCCTCCCGGGTGAGGTTCCTGGAGGAGATGGGGCTGGACGGGCTGGATGTGGTGCTGGCCGGGAACTGGACGGGCCTGCCGGAGGGCTCGCCGCTGAACGCGCATCTGCTGGACGGGCGCGCCAGCGCGATCACCGGAAACGCCGAGGTGGCCGAGATGTACCGGACGATGCGCGCCGGGATCAACCTGTACCGCCGCGAGGCCAATTTCGAGGACCTGATCGAGGGGCACGGCATCGGCCCCCGCGAGGTGGAGATGGCGGCGTGCGGCGCGTTTTTCCTGCGCGATCCGCGTCCTGAGAGCGACGCGGTGTTCGGCATGCTGCCGTCGTTCGGTTCCGCGGAGGAGGCCGGCGAGCTGCTCCGCTGGTACCTGCCGAAGGATGACCTGCGCCGCGAGCTGGCGGCCAAGGCCCGCGCGGCAGCCGCCGACCGCACGTTCACGAATCACGCAGCGCAGGTCATGCGGCTGCTCGGGATCGACAGCTAGGTATTCGCTTAGTTGTTCTAATCACAGATGGGGTGAGTCCGACGAGCCGAATCCATGGTCGAAATGGTGTGGTTTACGTCAACCTGGCCAGCGGCGGGACGCCTGAGCCGGTCGCGTACCTGAACAGCTGGTCGATCAAGATGGCCACCGACACCGACGAGGTGACGGCGTTCCAGGACACGAACAAGACCTACATCGCAGGTCTGCCCGACATGTCGGGAGATTTCTCCGGGTTCTATGATGACGCCACAGTGCAGACTTACACCGCAGCAGTTGACGGGGTTGCCAGGAAGATGTACCTGTACCCGTCGACGCTCAAGACGACCCAGTACTTCTACGGCAGCATCATCGTCGACTTCTCCGCCGACGCGAAGGTGGACGGCGCGGTCACCATCTCGGCGTCGTGGAAGGCGTCCGGGAACATCGTCAAGGTGGGCTAGGTGGCCCGCGCGCCGGAGTGGGACGAGCGGGCCTGGCAGGACTGGTACCGGGACCCGGCAGGCCCGGTGATGCGCGACCTGCTGCCCGCGCTCGGCCGCGAGGTCACCGCCGGGGCGAAAGCCCGGTACCACCGCATCACCGGGCACACCGCCGATAGCATCCACTACGTGGTGGAAACCGACAGCCAGGGCCCGTCCTGCCGCATCGGCGGCAGCTACGTGATCACGTTCCTGGAGCACCCGGCCAGCCAGATGCACCACCCGTACCGGTGGCTGTCCGACGCGGTGCGCGCCGTGGCGGGCGCGTGAGCCGGGTCACGGGCAAGAGCCCGGCCAACGGCGCCGCGGCCTCGGCCGCAGCGGAGAAGGCGGCCCGCCGCGCCCAGGCGAAGTCGTCCGGCGCCAAGTCCGGCGACTCGTTCACCTGGAAGGGCGAGACGTTCCGGCTCGAGCCGGGCGAGATCCCCGGCGCGGCGATGATGATCATGACCCATATGGGCGCGATGGACCCGTCCGTCCGGGACCCGGACGCCGAGGACGGCATGTATCAAATACTTGAGATGCTGCTGGCCCAGCCGTCCGGCACCCCGCCCGGCAGCGACGGGTTCGACCCGGACGCGTGGGACCCGGGCGACTTCAAGCGGTTCCTCCGGCACGCCGGGCGGACCCGGGCGCCGCTGGAGGAGATCGTCGAGGCGCTGCAGGCCGCGGTGGAGATCATCGCCGCCCGCCCTACGGCCAGGCGGCCCGGCTCCTCTCCTGGGCGGCCCGCAATCACGGCGAGCTCGACGGGGAACTCCTCCGCCGTACCGGGCGAGGTCTTGACGGGCTGACCGTCCGGCAGGTGTGCAACCTGGCGTTCGCCGTCATCGTGTCCGGGATGGACTCCGCGCAGCGCGAGGAGTTCCTGGACGAACTCACAGAGGACGACACCGACTGGGAGACGCAGGCCGCCGAGATGTTCGGCGGCTAGCGGACGACCGTGCCGTGCACCCGGGCAGCGACCTGCTGTGGTGACGGGCCGGTCGCGTCCGGCATGCCCGACGTGTCCACCAGGATGACCGACGCGCCCGGCCCCCGGATGGCCGTCACACCATCGGCGGGCGGGGTCAGCGGGCGCGCCAGCCGGTAATCGCGGTAAGCGGCCGACGGGTAGGTGAACACCCATACCGTCTCGCCGAACGGGCCGGGGAACGACGCGCTGGCCACGCGGTCAGCGTCGAGCCCGGGCGTGCCGTTCACTTCCCCGGCCGGTACCGGGACGCCGGTCATGCGGAGGACGGGCACCGGGTTCGCCACCGCGGCCGGCGGGAATCCCCCGGGCTGGCTGTCAGCCTGCTGCGCCGCGGCGGGCGCGGTGCCGTGCGCTGCGGAGGCGGATCCCCCGCATCCGGCCAGCGCGAGCACGGCCAGGACGGCTGCGGCTGCTCTCATTCTCATCATCTCAGATCATCTCCTCATTCTTGCTTCCCGTGCTATCCCCGCGCCCGCGCCCGCGCAAGGGCCGAACGTCCCGACCTGAGCCTGGAGAGGCGGTGAGCCGTGGCCGATCCGCTGATGCGGGCGTTCGTCCAGCTGCGCGCCGACGACACCGGGCTGCGGCAGGACGCGCAAACTAAGGTCACCGCCGCCACCAAGGGCGTCGAGGGCAAGGCGAAGGTCACCCTGGACACCGTCCAGCTGGACCGGGACCGGGCCGCGCTGCAGGCCCGGCTGTCCGCGATGGGCGCCCGCGTCACCACGATGCGCGCCAGCCTGGACGTCAACGACAAGGCGGGGCTGGCGAAGGTGGCCGGCTTCCAGGTCCGGCTGATGAGCCTGGACAAGCGGGTCGCGTCGCCGAAGATCACGCTGGAGGGCGCCGCCCGGGCCGAGGCGCAGATCCTCGCGCTGGACGCCCAGCTGGACGCGCTCGGCCGCAAGGACGTGCGCCCTAAGGTCAGCATCGACACGTCCGGCGCCGCGAAGTCCCTGGCAGCCGGGACCGCCGCCGGGGCGGGTCCCGGCATCCTCGGCGTGTCCGCCGGGAAGGCGTCCATCGCCGCGGGGGTCGGCAGCCTGCTCGCCGCCGTCCCGGCGCTGGCCGCGATCTCGGCCAGCGTCGGCGTGATCGGCGCCGGGGTCAGCGTGATCGCCGCCGGGGCTAAGCAGCTGATCGGCACCAAGGACGCGATGGGCCCGCTGTACGCCCAGGCGCAGGCCATCGCCAAGACGTTCCAGGACACCATGAAGACCGCGGCCAGCGGCATGCTCGCCCCGCTGCGGGCCGCGTTCGCGGACATCCCGGGCATGCTCAAGGGCATCACCCCCGCGCTCCGGGACACGTTCGCCGGCGCGGCCACCATGATCGGGCCGCTGCTCGACTCGGTGAACGACCTGGCCCACATGATCCTGCCCAGCCTCGGCGCGGCGTTCCGGGCGGTCGCGCCGCTGATCAACCCGCTGCTCGACGGGTTCGGGCGGCTCGTCCAGGGCATCATGCCAGGGCTGATAGCGCTGCTGAAGTCCGCCGGGCCGGCGATATCCGCGCTGTCCTCCGTGCTCGCCACCCTCGGCCGGGGGATTGGCGCGATGATGTCCGCGATGGCCCCCGCGATGGCCGCCAGCAGCGTCATCTTCCGGGCGCTAGGTGACGTGATGGCCGCCCTGTTCCCCGTCGTCGGGCAGCTCGCCGCGATCTTCGCGCAGACGCTGGCCCCGGTGTTCACCCAGCTCGCCGGGATCGTCAAGGCCCTGCTGCCGGTGTTCACGGTCATCGGAAAGGTCATCGCGGAGTTCGCCCGGGCCGTGATGGCCGACCTGGTGGCCGCGTTCGGCGCCGTCGCGCAGCTGGCCCGGGCCATCGCCCCGTCCCTGTCCGTCCTGGCCGGGGCGCTCGGGCAGGTGTTCCAGGTGCTGGAGAACAGCGGCGTGTTCGCTGTCTTCGCCAATGCGCTGGAGGCGATAGTCCCCATCCTGGCCGCGTTCATCAACACCCTGGTCCGCCAGCTCGCCCCGTTCCTGCCGGTCCTGGTGGAGGCGTTCGCCAAGCTCGGCGCGGTGCTGGTCACCGTGCTCGCGGCCGGGCTGACCGCGATCCTGTCCGGCCTGACCTGGCTGATGAAGGTGATCCCGCCGCTGGTCCCGGCGCTGGCCGCCGCCGCCGCGGCCTGGTGGCTGGTCAACATCGCCATGGACGCCAACCCGATCGGCCTGATCATCATCGCCATCACCGCGCTGATCGGCGCGGTGGCGCTGCTGGTGAAGAACTGGGGCACCGTCGCGTCGTTCTTCACCGGCCTGTGGAACACGGTCACCGGCGTGTTCCGGTCGGCTGTCTCCGCGATCACCAGGACGCTCGCCCCCGTTGCCGGGGCGGTCACCGGGGCGCTCAGCCAGGTCGCGTCGTCCGTGACCGGGATCGCCTCCGGCATCGCGGCGCCGTTCATCGGCGCGTTCAACGCGATCAGGAACTTCGTCACGTCCTCGTTCGACACCTGGTGGGCGTCCAACGGGGAGGCTGTCAAGGCGATCTGGTCCGGTATCTGGAACAGCCTGATCGCCGTGTTCACCCCGGTCTGGAGCGTGATCACCGCGGCGATCCGCACCGGGTGGGCCGTCATCACCGCCGTGTTCACCACCGCATGGGGCGTGATCCGCGCCCTGTGGGACGGCGGCTGGCAGGCGCTGTCCGCCGTCGTGTCCGGCGTGTGGGGGGTCATCTCCGCGCTGGTCCGCGGCGGGTGGGCTGCGGTGCAGGCGGTGTTCACCACCGCGTTCGGGGTGATCCGCGCCGCCTGGGACCTGGGATGGAACGTCATCTCCAACACGGTCAAGGTCATCTGGGCCGGGATCCAGGCGGTCCTGAAGGTCGGATGGGACGTCATCGTCGGGATCTTCACCGTGGCGATCAACCTGCTCACCGGCAGGTGGAGTGCCGCGTGGAACGCGCTGCGGACCATGCTCGAGCAGGTGTGGAACGCGATCCGCGCGTTCCTGGGTACCACCCTGGCCGCGATCCAGTCCGTCATCACCGCGGCGTGGAACGCGGTCAGCGCCGTCACCCAGTCCGTGTGGAACGGCATCCGCGGGTTCTTCACCGCGATCTGGGGCACGATCAGCGGGATCTTCACTGCCGCCCTGAACACGATCAAGGGACTGATGTCCGCCGCATGGACGGCGATCTCCGGGACCGCGTCGGCGGCGTGGAACGGCATCCGCGGCGTGCTGCAGGCCGCGCTGGACGCCATGAAGAACGCGGTGTCCACCGCGCTGGCCGCTATCACCGGGTTCTTCCGCGCGGTCGGCGGGCAGATCATCAGCGCCCTGGGCAACGTCGGGTCGCTGCTGGTCAACTCCGGGAGGGCGATCGTCACCGGGCTGCTGAACGGCGTCAAGGCGGTCTGGAACGACGTGGTCGGATGGTTCAAGGGCCTGCCGTCGGCGATCCTGAAGGCGCTGGGCATCGCGTCCCCGCCGCAGTGGGCGATCGACGCGGGCATGCACATCATGAACGGCATCCTGAAATCCCTGGCGCACGGCGCCGCCGACGTCAAGGGGTTCTTCGTCGGGCTGGCCAAGGACGTGACCGGGCCGCTCGCCTCGATCTGGAAGTCGATCAGCAATGCTGCCAGCGCCGTCTGGGGCGGCGCGCTGACCGGCGGGCTCAAGACCGCGCCCGCCGGGGCGATCCAGCAGCTGGCCATGCAGATGCTGGCCGCCCGCGGCTGGGGGAGCCAGTGGCCGATGTTCAACGCGCTGGAGATGCGCGAGGCCGGCTGGTCGATGACCGCCACCAACCCGTCGTCCGGGGCGTACGGCCTGGCGCAGGGCATCACCGGCCCGTCCTGGTACTACGGGCAGGGCGGTAACCCGAACACAGCGCAGGGCCAGCTCACCGCGATGCTCAATTACATCGCATCCCGGTACGGCGACCCGGCGAACGCATGGGCGCACGAGCAGCAGTACAACTGGTACGGCTCCGGCGGGGTGATCTCCGAGACGGTCGCCGGCATCGGGCTGCGGTCCGGCCAGCGGTACGTGCTCGGCGAGCGCGGGCCAGAGACGGTCATCCCCGGCCGGGTCGCCGGGTACGACGCCGGCGGCTGGCTGCCGCCGGGATTGTCCGCCGCGTACAACGGCACCGGGAAGCCGGAGCGGGTCAGCCCGCCGTCCGCGGAGGACGCTATAGGGACGCTGGCCGCCGAGCTGCGCGCCATCCGCGGCCAGCTGGAGCGGCTTACCGACGTGACCGCCGCGGTGCCGCAGCGCACCGGGCAGCACGTCGGCGCCGCGGTCAACGGCACCGCCGCCGCCGCCGCGTTCCGGTCCCGTTACCCGGCGGGGGCGCTGTAAGTGAGCCCATGTCCGGCCGTTCAGCGCCTTCCACAGCGTGGCCTGGACGACGCCGTAACTGGCCGCCACATCGCGCTGCTTCTCTCCGGACGCGCACCGTTCGCGCGCTTCGGCAATGACGTCAGGCGTCAGCTTGGCCGCGTGGTGGGCAGTTCCGCATCTGGCATGGCGCTTCGGATCGACCGGAATCGCGCCGGGAAGCCAGGCCCAGGTGGCACCGCTGACAACCTGGCTCATCGATGCCGGGTTTATGCCGAACTCCGCAGCCAGCTGGCCGAGACGTTCCCCGGCCGCGTACCGGCGGCGGCATTCGGTGACGATCTCGGCGGTCAGCTTGGCCTGCCACTGGCGTTCGCCCCGGTTGCTCGTGCCATCTCGCACCCGGTCGGCCTGGTTCTCGGCGGGCGTGCCCCATTTAAGGTTCTCGGGCCAGCGGTTGTCGAACGGCCCTCCCGGTCCGTGCCGGGACTCCTCGCCGGGTTCCCGCAGCCTGTCAAACGCCTCCAGGACCAGGTGATGCACCAGCCGGGTCTTTCTCGCCCCGTTCTTGTACAGGACCACGCACAGCCGCGGGCTGGCTCCTCCCGTAAGCCCGGGACGGAGCATCCCTCCCCGGCTGCCTTTCCGCTTCCCTGCGCTGCGCACGCTGCCGAGATTGCTTACTTCGTACAGCCCCTCGTAGCCGGTCACCGGCCGCCATATCTCCATATTCAAAGGATATCGCGATTATGGCGGACAGTTTGGTTTTGGGCAACACCATTGAACTTTTGGGCGGGCCGGACGGGTCGCCCAGCACCATCCCGGAGTGCGCCGGGGCGGTGTTCCGGCTGGCGACGGGCACCGGGATGGACCTGGGGGCGCCGCAGCCGACCACCGATTTCGTCGCGTCGCTGCTGCTGGACGGGGAGCGGCCATTCGGGCGGCGGGCGTCCAACCGGACCATCACGCTGGACGTGATCATCCGGGCGCCGTCCGGCACGCCGTCCGCCCGGTCCCGGCTGCTGGCCGCGGCCCGGGAGGTGCTCGAGCAGGTCATCGACCAGGACCGGTGGACGCTGACCTGGACCCGGGACGGCGGGCTGCCGCTGGTCATCGACTGCTTCCGCGCCCAGCCGTCCAAACCCGCGTACAGCCCGCTGCGCGAGCCGCTGGGCGTCATGACGGTCACCCTGACCATCCCGGCGCTGCCCTACGGCCGGTCCGACGTGCAGACCCGGGTAGCGTTCGCCGCGCCGGTGCCCGCCAGCCCCCCGCCGCCGCCGGCCCCGGTGGTGCTGGACACGTTCTCCTCGGTCAGCAGCACCCGGCACTACCAGTCGTCCCGGTGCGTGATCGGCCCGTGGTCGCTGTGCTGGGACCCGGATGACGCCCGGGTCGGCGACCCGGGCGGGGCGTCCACCGCGTTCACCTACTCGGCCGGGCTCGGCGTGACGCAGAACCTGACCGGGCTGACCAGCCTGCAGATGTTCCTGGGCTTCGGCTCCCGGTACTACCACTGCCTGGAGTACCACGGGCACACCCACGGGGTGGCCGTCACCGTCACGCTGACCGACTCCTCGGCCCGGGTGCTGTCCATGTCCAAGACCGGGCTGCGGCTGCCGGTCTCCCCGACGTGGGGCATCCCGTCGTTCTCCCGGGTCACCCTGCCCATCCCGCAGGGCTCGGCCGCGTTCGACTACACCTCGGTGGTCGCGTACTCGGTCACGATCACCAACCGGCGCGGCCCGGACCGGCTGTCCTGGGTGACCGCGTACGTCGACGCGCTGACCGCCTACCCGCCGAGCGTGCAGGCCCAGCCGGTCACCCGCGGCTCGGTGTACACGCTGCACGGGGTGCAGGGCACCGCGCGGGCGGCGTGCTCGATGACGTTCCAGCAGGGCCCGTCGGCGGGCACCCCGTCGGCGCTGACCACGGCCGGGGTGGGCACCTACACCGTCCCGGCCAACACCGCGTGGCTGAAGGTGGAGTGCATCGGCGGCGGCGGCCCGGGCGCCACCCGCACCACCGCCGGGGTGGGCGGCGGCGGCGGCGGGGCGGAGTACGCCCGGGAGGACGTGTTCCCGTGCACGCCAGGAGACGTGATCCCGTACAACGTGGCCGCCTCCGCCGCGCCGGGATCGGACGGGCCGTCCACCGTGTTCGGGCCCGGCCCGTCCAGCTCGCTGGTCGTCATCGCCAACGGCGGCCAGGCCGCCGCGCAGAACTCCACCGCAGGCGGGGCGCCCGGCGACGGGTCGGGCAACGCGGTGCACTACCCGGGCGGCACCGGGCGCACCGCGTCCGGGTCGGTGGGCGGCGGCGGCGCGTCCTCCGGCGGGTCCGGCTCGCCGGGCCTGGCCCCGACCGGGACCGCGGCCGACACCCGGACCAGCACCGGGGCCGGGACCTGGACCTGCCCGGCCGGGGTCACCCAGGTGCTGGTCGAATGCTGGGGCCCGGGCGGGTCCGGCGCGGCCGGCGGGTCGTCCACCAACGGGGCGGGCGGCGGCGGCGGCGAGTACTGCTCGGCCACCGTGGCGGTGACCCCCGCGAACGTGTACAACTACTCGATCGGGGCTGGCGGCGCCGCGGTCACCGGGAACAACGTGAACGGCAACCCGGGCGCGGCCACCACCTGGTTCACCGGCGACGCCGGGGCCACGGTGACCGCGCACCCGGGCGGCGCCGGGCAGGCCCGCGGCTCCTCCGGCGGCGGCGGCGCGGGCGGCACCGGCGGCGGCGGCGCGGCCACCGTGCACCGCGACGGCGGGGCCGGCGGGTCGGCGATGCCGTACTCCGGCGGCGGCGGGTCCTCGGCCGGGCCCGGCGCGGCGGGCAACGCGGGCGACGGGTACGGCGACGGCGGCGCCGCCCCGACCGACGGCGGCAAGGGCGGCGCCGGGTCCGGCGCGACCGGCAGCAACGGCGGGGCGGGCACCCAGCCGGGCGGCGGCGGCGGCGGGACCTGGGCCGCGGTCACCTCCGGCAAGGGCGGCGACGGGAAGATCCGGCTGACCTACCCGGGCGGCGCGCCGACCAACAACGGGGCGGCCGCGGTGACCGGCGGCGGGGCCGGCGGGAACGGCGGCGCCAGCCCCGGGTCGGCCGGGGCCGCCGGGTCGCAGCCGGGCGGCGCGGGCGGCGGCGCCAACTCCGGCGGCACCGCCGTGGCCGGCGGGAACGGCGCCGCCGGGAAGATCACCGTCACGCCGTACGCGTCGGCGGCGTTCTCCTCGCTGATCGCGCACCGGCCCCCGCTCGGGGCGCCGCGCACGTTCCAGCCGCTGGTCTCGGTGGGCGGCGGGTCCGACGTGCCGAACGGCGCGTCGCAGTACATCATGCCGCAGCCGGTCAACGGGGTGGCCGCCGACTTCGGCGGGACGTACACGGTGCTGCTGACCGCCGCGTCCTGGTCCGGCGGATCCGGCAGCAGCACGCCGCGGACCATCACGGTGACCGTGTGGCAGTACGAGTACCCGGGCGGCCCGGCCACCTCCGCATCCACCCAGCCGGTGAGCATCGCGCCGGTCCAGGTCACCAACGGGCTGGTCACCGCCGGGGTGCTGACCCTGCCCACCCGGGCGGTCGCGCCGGACAACACGGCCGGGTACTACGCCGTGTCGGTGACGTCCAGCAACACCTCCGACCGGTTCTACGACGCGCTGTTCCTGGACACGATGGGGCAGACCATGATCGTCAACCGGTCCTCCGGCGGATATGTCACCTACTGGGCGGACGCCCCCAACCCGGACACCGACCTGGGCTACCTCACCGGGTCGCAGGCGTCCCGGTCCTCGGCCATCTCGGTGCTGGACTCGGCGGTGCTGTCCGGCGGGCCGCTGCACGTCGAGCCCGCCGAGGGCGACAACCTGCTGTTCGTCTACTCCGCCGACGCCGCCGCCCCGTCCGTCGCGCTCAGTTACTTCCCCGCCTGGTACTTCGACCGGACGGCCTGAGACGTGGCGCTGTCCTGGCGGGCGACCCCGGCCATCACCTCGTCCGGGGTCACCCACGTCACGTCGCTGTCGGTGCCCAAGCAGGCCGGGACGGCGGCGGGCGACTGGATCCTGATGTTCGCCTACGGCGGCGTCCCGTCGCTGGCCTGCTCCGGGTTCAGCATGGTCAAGGACTCCGGCAGCTTCGGCGGGCTGCTGTACCGGCTGGCCGACGGCACCGAGGGCTCGTCTTTCAACGTCACCGGGTTCAACAACTTCTCCGCCACGGTGGTCATCGCCACCATCTCCGGGGCCGCCACGTCGCTCGACCCGGCCACCCCGGCCACCCCGAACAACGGCGGGCAGACCACCAGCCTGGCCATCAACGGCATCACGCTGTCCAGCGCCGGGGACTGGCTGCTGTGGTTCTGCGCGGACGAGTCGACCGGTTTCACGGGGAACGGGCAGGCGATCACCGTGCCGTCCGGGTTCTCCGGGCAGGCTACCAACGGGTCCCAGTCCGGCTCGGCCACCATCTCGGTGGCCAGCAACGAGTCGCCGGGGACCGGCGCGACCGGCACCAAGACCGGCAGCTGCGGGACCGCCGCCTACTTCTCCGGCGTGATGGTCGGGCTCACCCCGCTGCCCGCGGCGGCATTCCCGGCGGCCAGCGCGGACGGCGCCGGGGACGTCCCGGGCGGCGCCGGGATCCCGGTGATGACCTGGTCGGCGGGTTCCGCGGACGGCACCGGGACCGCAGCCGGGCCGGGCACCGCGTCCGGGCAGAACGCGGCCGCCGCCCCGGACTCCGCCGACGGCACGGGAAACGCCTACGACGCGGTGCCGTCCACCCCGGCCGCGGCGGTCGTGATCCCGGGCAGCGCGGACGGCTCGGGCGCCGGGTATGCCCCGGTGGTGCCGTACCCGATGACGGTGCTGCCCGGCAGCGGCGACGCGGCCGGGTCCGCGGCGGACGCGGGCTGGAAGATGTCGTCCGCATGGGCGGCCGACACGGCCGGGGCGGCCGGGGACGTGCCGGGCGCATCTCCGCCGATCTGGTTCACCGCCACCCCGGACGCCGCGTCCGGGACCGGGAACGCGGTCACCGCGGCCATCCCGTCCTACACCGGGATCTCCGCCGGGGCCGGGCGGCCGGTGCCGCTGCCCGGCGGGTCGCAGGTCGCCGTCGCGCCGCCCGGCAGCACCATGTGGGCCTACCTGGGCACCCTCGGCCACGTCCGGGACCTCACCTACAGCTTCACCATGCCCGGCGGGTGCGACAAGATGACCTGCACCCTGCAGGTCCCGGCCGCGTTCCGGTCCCAGGCGCTGAACCCGGGCTGGCAGGTCCGGGTGACCCGCGGCGGCCACGTCGTCTGGGACGGCCGGCTGGACGAGCCGCAGCCCGGCCCGGGCGGCTGGACGGTAACCGCCGCCGGATCGGCGCAGCGGGCGCAGGACTTCACCGCGATCTACTCCGGCACCTGGCCGTCCGGCCAGCCCGACGACCTGGTCAACCAGGCGATCGCCCGGGGGCTGAACTGGGTCAACCCGGGGGTGGGGCAGCCGTCCTGGCTGTGGCTGGGGCAGCCGCCCGACTCCGGGTCGCAGACGGTGAAGCAGGTGCTGGACGCGATCTGCTCCCGCGGCGCGGGCACCTGGTACGTCACCGGCACCCAGGCCGGGCCGGTGCTGTCCCTGCTGCCCATCCCGGCAGCCGTGAACCGGCTGCTGCTGGTCACCACCCCGGTGCCGCGCACGCTCGGCGCGATGGTCAACCGGGTGGTGCTGCGCTACCAGTCCGCCGCCGACAACACCGACGCGGGCACCTCCGCCACGTACGCGGTGACCACGGTGACCGCCTCCTCGTCGGTGACCGCGCACCAGGCCACCGAGGCATACGCGGACCTGTCGGATGCGGGCACGATGACCGCGGCGGCGGCGCAGGCCGCCGGGAACGCCCTGCTGTCCCAGTACCAGCCGGCCGCGTGGGCGGGCCCGTTCACCGCCGCGCCCGGCCAGCTGCTGACCACGGGCGGGCAGCCGGTCGACCCGGGCACCGACCAGGCGGGCACGGTGATCCGGTGCATCATCACCGATTACGCATTTGGGGGAGAAGTTACTCCAGCAACTCCAGTACAGTTCTGCGTCGGATCATATGAGTGGGATGACCAGCATCAAGTCGCTACGATCACCCCGTATCATTCGATGTCGCAAGACTGGTCCGCGCTGGCGTCCGCGCAGCAGACCACGTGAGGAGGCATGATGACCGGTTACGCGGCCCGCTGGGCCGGGACGGCCGCGGCGGCACTGGCGGCCGAGCTGGCCGCGTGGGCGCTGTCGCTGGCGTGGGGGTTCGCCGTGCTGGTGGCCGCGTTCGCGGTCACCGGGCTGCACGCCACCGCCGCGTCGGCCAAGTCGGCGGCCACCGAGAAGCGGCTCAACGCGCTGGTCCCGGTGGTCGGGCAGGTCATCGACTCCGCGGCGGCCGCGCAGTCCACGGCGAGCAGCGCGCAGTCCACGGCGAACACGGCGCTGAGCACGATCCCCGCCAACCACTCGTTCCTGGGCGGGCTGTCCAAGTCGTCGGCGTCCTCGGTGGGCACCGGAGCCGACGCCGGCGGGGTTCCCGGCGTCAGCGCGCCCGTGTCCGGCTACTGCACGGTCAACCCGGCCAGCCAGGGGTACGTCAACGCGCTGGCCGACAACGTCAACGCCATCCGGTCCGACCTGATCGACGTCCGGAACTACGTATCGGCGTTCGCCGGGACCTACAACCAGACGCTGAACGCCATCCAGAACATCCAGTCCGAGCTGCGCGCCCACGGCTACTCGTCATGACCGTCCCGGCGCCGGGGATCCCGCCCGCGGCCATGCTCGACCCGGACGCCGGCGGGCATGTCTGCCCGGCCTGCGGGCAGCTGTGCCCGGAGCAGCGGGACGCCGCCGGGGGCTGGCTGTCCGGCGGGTACGCGGCCCACTACGCCGCCGAGCACGAGGAACCCGGTTAGCAAGAAGGCGGGAGCGGGGGGATGGCGGACGGGCGGGGCGATATGGAGCCGGTCAGCTACGGCCGGTGGTTCGAGGCGCACACTGCGCTGGCCGACCGGGTACGCGCCATCGAGGATGCCGTGCGCGCGTCGAACTTCGCCGCGGTGCACCAGCGGCTGGACGAGCGGGTCACCGACCTGGAGAGCGACATCGCCGCGATCCGCGCGGCGGAAGCCAAGCGGAAGGACCGGCAGTGGACCCTGACCCTGGCGTTCCTGACCGGGCTGGCGCTGCCGCTGGCGGTGGCGGCGGTGATCGCGCTGTCCGCGGCGCTGCACTGACCGGGGTATCCCGGGGCACGCTGATCTGGGCGGCGGTACTGGCCCTGGTGATGTGCGGGTCGCTCGGCGCGCTGCTGTACGCGGTGAACGACCTGCACGACCAGATATCCGGGCTGCACGCCCACGAGACCGCCGACTTGCGCGCCGACGCGGCGCTGTGCGCGCACGAGCGGGTCACCCGGACGCTGGAGCAGGCCCTCGCCGACGCCGCCGGGCTGCGCATGACGATCCCGCAGATCAGCCCGCGGGACTGCCCGTAA